TAGAATGCCGCCTCACAGCAGGCACGTAGCTCAGTTGGTTAGAGCACCACCTTGACATGGTGGGGGTCGTTGGTTCGAGTCCAATCGCGCCTACCAAACAAAATCCGCTCTGCTGGGCGGTCTAGAGGGGTCACCGGAAACGGTGACCCCTTTTTGCTTTCTGCGATTTGCAAAACTTTTGCAAAACTTTTGCAAAACTCCCACCTCAGAACGCCAATTCGGCGCCCACCTCCAGATACTCGATCTTCTTTTCGTCGTGCCCCTCTTGATAGTGCTTCGTCATCTTCTCGTCCGCATGACCCATCAAAGCCTGAATGTATTCCTGCGGGAAATTTTGCTGTTCGTACAGCCACGCTCCTAAAGCGCGGATCTCGTGAAAAGTGGGGCGCTCGCCGGCCGGCACGTGGTCGTAAGCGTGTGCCGCATCCCGGGCCTTGCTGAACTCCTTGGTCAGGTAGTCCGGGGTCACTGACGTCCAGTGGTCCTTGGCGTCGATCTGTTCCCGGCGCCGGGCTTTCGGCTTGTAGTGGATCAGGTACGGCGACACGATCGGCGACCGCAGGCACTCACCGACAACCTCGCGCAGCGCTGCGCCCATGGTGATCTTCAGGTGAACCGGGTTGTCGTAGCCCTGAGTCTTTCCGGGCGACACCGTCAGCGTGTTCTTATCCATGTCGACAGCCGACTTCAACCAAGTGACGATGTCGTCTCGGCGCTGAAGGCTGGCCAGTGCCAGGCGGATTGCACGCTTCAGCCAAGGCGGCGTGGTCGCGGCGGCGATGATCATTTTTAGTCCGTCGAGCGTGTGCCGCTGGCGCTTCTTCTCCGCTTCCTTCTTCACGAGCGTCAGTTCGGCGTTGTTGCGCTCAGCCAGACCCTTGGCCACGGCAAAGGCGAAGATCTGAACCCAGAGCCCGCGGTGCTTCGTGTAGGCGTTGTTGCTGAACTGGTCGAGGTATTCGGCCATTGCCAGCACATCCATCTGCCCGATCAGCCGATCACCCAGGTCCTGCCGGTACCGTTCAAGCTTGAATTTGATTTCCTCCAAGGTACGAACGGCGTAAGTTTTTTCTGGCAGCCATTCCTCTTCGAAGCGTTTCAGAAGGTTGCTCACGATCGGCAAGCGGTCGCCGGTCAGAAGGGCGAGCAGTGAACCGTCATCGACCACTAGTTCCGCGAATTTCAGGTTGGCGGCCCTGGCCAACTTGATTGCCTCCTCCAACGGCCGGTTGATGCTGGTCATCACACCGGTGATGGGGTTGCGGTACCGCCAATACTTCCCGTTCGGGTAAAGGTTTGGCGGCAACTTCCTGTTTTGAAGCGTGCGCGGCCGGGCAGCCATCAGCCTATCTCCAGCATCTTGGCCAGCAGTGGGTCACTCGAACCCATGACTGCCGCCTGAACATCGACGAAATACATCCCGCCTTTTACCTCTCCAATCACTTCGCCTTCCTCGATCCATCTTTTCAATTGTTGCAGGCTCGGCTTGCCGCCGACGTACCGCAGCTTTCTGTATTCGCCTGCCTCCATGAGGCGCGGCAACTTGACCGTAATCTGGGCCAGAACTTTTGCCATGATGATGCTCCGCGCCGCGTGGCGGCAGAAGGTGGGGATGGTTTAGCGCTTCGAGCCGCCAATGATGTCGCCGGACATCGTCTTGACGCTTCCGCTGATCGCGGTGCAGGTCACATCGCCCGACATGGTGCCGACGTCGCCGCGCACGTCGCCGCATCGGACGTCACCGCTCATTGTCTTGACGCGTCCGGCTGAGCCGGTGATCTCGACTTTGCCGGATCCAGTCTCGACAGAGTCCGCATTACCGTTGACCACGACGCTGACCGGGCCGACCAGAGTGCCTTCCTGCTCGACTCCGTCGATTACGACCTTGTCGCCATTGATGCTGATGCTGCGGCCTGTGAATGTGCGGCCGTCGATGGTGACGCTGGAACCGCCGGTGTTGATTTTCATGCGCAGAAGTCCTTCGCCCGCCGTTCACCGGCAGGCTGGTAGGTGGAAGAGGGGCTAGGCTGTTTCGAATAAATCGATTTGTGGTACGGGGGTATCGCGAATGGTGATGGCGTCAGCGATCCGCTCGTGGGCGGTATCGCAGATCTTGCGGTCCTGCTCGATACCGATGAACCGCCGTCCCAGTTGCATGCACGCCACGCCGGTGGTGCCGCTGCCCATCGTGTTATCCAGCACTACTTGGCTGGGTCTGGTGTAGGTGCTGATTAGGAAAGACATCCACGCAACCGGCTTCTGTGTCGGGTGGAAACTGCCGGCCTGCTTGTCGCTGGAGAAGAACTGCACCGAGCGTGGGTATCGCTCCGTTGAGTCATATTCAGTGAGGGCCAAGGCTTTGCCGTAACACTCCGAATTGACCGTCTTCCGTTTACTTGTCTTGCGTTCATGCCCGCTCGACATCTGCGGGTTGTACACCGGCTGCTGGCGATAGAAGACCTGAGCGCTTTCGTGCGCCCGGAGCGGCTGCTTCTTGGCGTTCAGAAATCCGGTGGCGTTGCCTTTCTCCCAAATCCACTCATACCGGTAGAACTTCGGGTTGCTCGCCACCAGCATCGAGGCGAACGGCTGGGCGGCGCACAGCACGATTGCCGCTTCTGGTTTGGCGATCCGTAGGTATTCCCGCCAGAGGGGTTCGAGCGGGATGACGGTGTCCCAGGCGCATTGAGTCGTGCCGTAGGGCAGATCGGCCAACACCATGTCGATGCTGGCGTCTGGCAAGTGCTTCATCACCTCCAAGCAGTCGCCGAGATAGAGTTCGTATTCACTCATCGCCGTGGCCCCGAGTAGATGAGCCAGGCCATGTAGGCGAGGGCGGGGAGGATCATGGCGTCACCTGCTGGCCGAGCAGCACATCGCTAACGACTTCCCAAAGCCGGGCTGGTGACCATTGAAAGCGGTCGAAGTCACTGTCAGGCGCCACACCGACACGGCAGGTTGAGTGAGCACCTTTCTGCCCCTCGTACATTTTCTGCATGATCGTTGCCACCCTGCCATCACCCTGCGGCTCGGTGCGGTGGTACTTGTAGGCTCCCTGTTTGTAGCTCTGTCCGGCGCGGATAACATTGTCGAAGAGGGCAACCATGTCGGTTCGGCCATCCGGGACCCATGGGCGGCCGCCTTTCTCTGTCCTGGCTCCTTCGTGCAGATACATCACGTAGTCGCCTTCGTCCTTCCAGACATCTGCGTACTCGATGTTGCGCTGCTCGCCAACCAATACGCGCGACACGAAGTCGAAGCGGTGGTCATGGATTGCCGAGTGCTCGAAGCAAGCCCGGCGCGGCAACTCAGGGTGCCAGACGTGCAGGCGCTGATTGCCCTGGAGCTGGACCTGCACAAAGCCGAGGCCGTGCAGGGTGATTTTGTCGGACATCACGTCATCGATGATCATGGCGTTACCCTCCGTGCCCAGTGCACGTGCGGGCCGTCTTCCGTGTCGAAGATGCCAAGCAGAAACCATTCGGGCCCAGGCGACTTAGGGTCCCATCCGACGCATCCCTCGCAGCCGACCGTTCCATCCCAGTAAGGGTGCGAATCAAGATCCCGCTCCATGCTCCAATATCGAAGCTCCAGCCCCTGCTCAGCCAGCCACGCATGGTATGGGGCAGGATCCTCGGTTCCGCCAAAATCAGGGATGCCTTGATGCCACCACCAGCCGTTGTGGTCGCGCTTTACTTCCATAGGCCCGAAAGGTTTGGGGCTGTGCGTAGGGCACGGCGTCACCCAGATCACGTCGGAATAATCACCGCCGCCCGAGCTGAACTTCATCTGGCAGCCGCACTTGGCCGGTGCACCGTTTACGAACGTTATCTTTTCGTCAGGCATGGGAAATCCTTTGCCGCTATAGCGGCTGACTTTGAAGGGGGAGGGAGTTACGGGTAGTTGGTGCTGATGCGCTTGGCGATGGCTTCGAGCTGCTCGGCCATTCCCCACATGTCGTTGTTGTCGCGGCGGGACACTACGGCGGCGCGCTGGACGTTGCGGTCGATCAGGATCTTCGCTGCCAGCAAAATCAGCCAGGCCTCGAACTTGCGCCGGAAGAACCGCTTCATGGTTTTTCACCTGCGAGAGTGATGAACTCTCGGTTGAACGCGACGACCGTCTTGTAATGCGTTCGGCCTTCCCAGATCGGCACAAGCCTGTAGCAGTCGCCCCAGTGACTGAAGCCTGGGCGTCGGCAAACAACCTTGTTGGTCGAGTACAGCGAGCCGTCACGCTTCCTTCTGAAGTCGGCCATGGTCATTCACCCTGGTTGGCCAGCATGTTCAGGCGCATGCCCGATGTGCCGGGGATTTCGCGGGATGGCGCGACCATATCGAGCGAGTCCTCGCTATGGTGCTGAGCGGTAAGCTCATCAATCCGCTGATCCGCTGCGTTCAGGCGCAGCTGCAGGGCGTCACGTTCGGCCTTCATCCGATTGAAGGTTTCGCCGAGCACGTACTGCACTGGGCGGTGACCGCATTCACAGTCCGGCCAAGGGTTGTCCTCTGCCCAGGTCCTGCCGTCACCTTGACCAGTCTCGCAGGCCGGGCCGAGGTAAATCACTTTTGGTTCGCTCACCTTGAAAGTCCTCTTCAATTGTCCGTGCCTGTGTAGGTGCGCCAAGGAACCTTGACACCGTTGACCAGAAACCCCCAGTCACCACGCCACTTGCTGGTGATGAAGAGGGTGATGACGCCTTCGTGGAATACCTTGTCGATGCGGTGATACTCGCCGTGCAGCAGCTGCGCGGTGTCGCCCGGTTGGCGGTCGATGTACTCGGTGGCCTGGGCGTTGGCTGGAACATTAAGTCCGAACAGCGCAGGGTCTTCGTGATCGAGCAGTCGCTGCTCCGTGTAACAGCCACGCAGGATGATCGTCCTCGCGTTCCATGGGTGGTCATGCAGATCCCGGTCTTCGTCCGGCCGCATGATGTGGTGGATGCGGAACGACCACGGGAACCACCAAAGCGCCGGCTTGTGCGTCTCCCGGCTGTAGGGGTTGAACAGCCACCAGCGACCCATGTACATCTCGGTGCCGTCGGCGGACATGATGTGCAGATACGGGGTTCGCTTGGCGCGGGCGATCAGCCAGTCGGCGATAGCCGGTTGTGCAAGCAGCTTGGCGACCAGGCGCCAGAAGAGATTGATCATTCCGAAGATCCTCATTTCCTTGGATAGGTTTTTGTCAGTGCGCCATTGACTGTGTGGCCGCGCTTCAGGACGACGCGGGCCAGTGCTGCCCGGTCTTTCTCGCTGTGGCTGGCTTGGCTGAGCAAGCCGAAGTAACTGTTTGCGGTTTCGCGAAGATCCTCGGCGGGCGCCGCGGCTGTTCGCTTCAATGCCTGGGCCATCGATCGCTTCCGGGTTGAACGCCGCCAAGGCTTGATGACGTGGCCAACGAAGTCGAGACCTCGATCCACTGGTTGTAGGATCGTCTTTGTTGGGTTCAGTTTGGCGCCGAGGCTGGGCAGGAATGCTTCGACCTCTGCCAGCCAGGCGTTGAGTTGTTGCGGTGACTCATGCAGGAACACGAAGTCATCGACGTAGCGGACGTAATGCTTGGCGCCGAGCTTGTGCTTGGCGAACTGGTCCAGTGCGTCGAGGTAGACGTTGGCGAAGAACTGCGACGACAGGTTGCCGATCGGCAGTCCGAGGTGCGCAGGTTGGGCGGTTAGGCGTTTGTGCTGCGGCACCCGATTGAACAGATGGGCCGGGCTGCGCACCTCGTAGTCTTCTCGAGGGTCGTGCATCAGGATCTGTTCGGCGAGTTCCAGCCACCATGGCTCAGTGATCTTGGCGGCCAACTGCTTGCGCAGAACCTCTTTGTCGATCGCGACGAAGAAGTTGGCCAGGTCGCACTTGAGGTAGAAGAGCGGCTTCGACCAGTTCTGGCTGGCGCTGCGGATCTTCGCCTCAAGCCGTGTTGCGGCGTACAACGTGCCGCGCCCGGGAATGCATGCGCAACTGTCCGCTATGAAGCTGGCGTAGAAGCGCGGTGCCACACGGTTGTACAGCAGGTGATGAACGACGCGGTCCCGGAAAGCGGCAGCCCAAACCTCGCGGGCTTTCGGTCGAGTGACCACGAAGCATATCGAGCGGCCTGGCCGGTATGAGCCGGCTATCAGGTCGTCGTGAAGCTTGATCAGGTTGCTCTCCAAGTCCATTTCGAAAGCCAGCGCGCTGGCGCTGTTGCGCTTCGTGCGGCGGCAGTCGTAATAGGCCTGAACAAGTTCGCTGAACGGGTAGGGACCAACAGTCGAATCTGCGGACGGGGCGGACACGGAGCTCGTTGTTCTTGTCGTTGTTGTTCTGATTGCCATCATCGAAGTTCATGTTGAATGCGTTGTTGGCGGAGCGCTGCGACCTATCGTGCTATCTACGTCGCCAAGCCGAAGGCAGAGCCGATCAGCGAGGAAACTGCGCGAGACCTGCACGGACGCTTTAGACCGTCGGTATCTCTGATGCGCATGGCGGTGACCCAGAGGTCAGCGGCACGACCAGATTCAATTCGCACAGACCTGAAAGCCGTAACTCTCAGGTGGCGGGCGCGGTTGGGGTGGAGCGTTTCCAGGCGTTGGCCTGTTTGCCAATCGAGGTGGTGACCTCTATTGCATTGGCGTGCTGCGGAACGCTGATGAATCGACTCTCTTTGAAAAGCCGCATCAGGAACTCGATCACCTGGACCTTCTCGACCAGCAAGGTCAGGTGTGGGCGCTTGTCAGGCGTCGAGTTGGCCCGAGCGATCAACATCAGCACGTCGATGCACTCATCGATGACGCGCTTCCCGAGCGACTGCTTCAGGTCTCGGGGAATGTTACGAGTGAGGTTCGTGGCCATCTGGAGCAGGCCCAGTGAAACTTTGTAGATCTGCAAATCCGTGTGCATTGCCATTAGGCTCGCTCTCCAAGAGCAACCGGCCGCAAGCGGCCGGATTAAATAAGCGAATTAATCAATCAATTGACTGCGGACGGGGCGGACACGGAGCTCGTTGTGCTTGACGTCGTTGCCCTGATTGCCATCAGCGAAGTACATGTTGAACGCGTAGTAGGCGGAGCGCTGCGAACTCGACCAGTACCAGGTTGGCTTGAAGGCTTCGGCACCACCAGCTTGGAAGGCTTCCAGCGTGGTCTGCACTGGAGATTCCTCGGTGTGCAGCAGGCCGACAGGCTCGCTGTTCGGGTTGTCACCGCTGCGACCGTACTGCCAGTTCGCTTCGACGGTCGGTTTGAAGTGGCGGTATTGCAGCTCCTGCACGTCGCGGGCCGGGATCGCCCAGTCAGTGAAGCCGCCGATATCCAAAGCCAGCACCTGCTGTGCCAACTCGCTACCAGCGGCCGCCATCGCCTCGGTGTTGGCGCGGCTGTTGGTGAAGCTGTCAGCGCCTTCGATCTTCTCGCCGTATTCGCCCCAGGCACCGCTCAGTTCGCGCTCGGCGCCGGCGGTGATGTTCAGGTAGCGCTTGCCAGTGTCCGGGTCACGGGTAATGCCGCTGAAGAACCCGCCGCCGAACGGCTGGCCGATTTCCGGGATGGTCACTGCTGGTGCTGCTTTCTCAACTGCGGACATGGTCTTTCCTCTTTTCGAAGGCAACAAAAAAGGCGCTGCTGCGCCCGGTGCCGATCAAGAACGAATGATTGAAGGATTAAATAAAGAATCTGCGGACGGGGCGGACACGGAGCTCGTTGTCCTTGGCGTAGTCGTCCTGAAGGCCATCATCGAAGTACATGAAGAATGCGCCGTAGGCGGAGCGCTGCGAACTCGACCAGTACCAGGTGTCCTTCGCGAACAGTTCAGGCACGTTCACCCAGCAGTGGTACAGCTCTGCGCAGGCGGGCAGATAGAAGTCATTGTGACCATCAGCCTGGTATTCAACGCAGGCGTCTGCGGCTGGATGATCGTCGCGATCGCCGCCGTGTAGTGCCTTGGTATTAGCGCGGCCATCGGTCTTGCTCGTGGCGCCCGACTCTTTGCCACGACCGCCCCACTCGTGTGTGCCGATGTCTTCCTTTGCGATGATCAGGTAGTGCGCCGGGACATCGCCACGCGCCGCCACCAGTCCACCGTTGAAGCCGCCTTGGCCTGGCCACTCAGCACCCAGCGCTGGCACCGAGTAAGCGGTGATCGGTTGAACGTTGGCCGCCGGCGGCAGCACCAAGGCAAACGTGCTGGCCAGTGCGAGCTTGGCCAGCGAAGACGCAGGCATCTTGATCGTTGCGTCGCCGTGCTTCAGGGTGATCATTTCGGGTTTCATGCGGTTACCTCAGGTAGGCGCCGCCCTCCGTGGCCGGATGCGGCAGTGGTAATTTTGGTTGTGGTGAGGTATTACGGATGACCGGCAAGGGGCCGGGTCAAGGAGTTCGACATGAGTCAGCAAGCCCAAATAGATGCCTTGGAACACCTGCTTATTGCTGTATTGAAGAAAAGCCCAATGACGCTGCCAACCGAATCTATTTTCGAGTCGGCACATGGGTCCATCTTTGGAAGCGACGGCCCGCCCGGTACAACTGAAAAAACCGAAGCAGCAAGTTACTTGCAGCATCTGAAATTGAAGTTGAGCTAATCGTCGAGGCTGCGCAGTGCTTCGCGGTTGTAGGCCAGCTCCAACTTTCGCGACATGTTTTCACTGATCGTGATTTCGTGTCGCGACATGTTGGCAAAGCGGGCTGATTCTTCGGTCGGCGCGGCGGCGAGGTTGATCATGAAAGTCGTTACCGTCTCCTGCCATTCCTCGAAGTCGTGACGCTCGCCCAACACCTCAAGTGCATCAGCAAGCGCCTTCGACACAATCAGTGTGCGCTTCTCGGCGCCGATCCGATCCAGCAGGGCACGCTCCTTGGCGCGCTTGTCCTTCTGAATGTCCGCGTTGCTCTTGGCCATGGCCTGCCTCTTCAATTCCGTGGGCCGGTAGATCCAGCCATGTCTGTCGTCGGCGCTGGCGCACCTGGTTGCTGAGTCGCTTCATGATGTGAACTTGAAGCCGTTTTCCCGAGCGATGAGCCGGGCGCGCTTGGCTTCCATGCCGCACTCTTTAGCGGCCTTGGCAACGGGTGTGCCGGCCTCGGCTAACTCCTTCAGCCTGGGCGCTATCTTGTCCCTCTCTACACGCAGCTTGTTGCTGTGAGAGGTGCCGAACATGGCCGCCTTTTCACCACTGACGCCCGGCGCAATTTCCTGCACCGGTTTGCCTGCGCCGAAGTACTGCTCCAGCTGCTGATTCAAGTTCGCGACGATTGAGTCTCGCGGGTTGGGCATTGGTACGCCGATCATTTGCCCCAGCCCTCGATGTTCACCTTCACACCGTCGGCCCGCGCTTCCAGCACCTGCGCCAGATTGATTGCTGCCCGCCAGGTGAAGCGGAACCCCTTCACTTTGCCGGTGGATCGCTCGATGACGTGATAGGCGTTGTCGCCCTTGGTGACGACCTGGAAGCGAACAGTGCTTACCGGTGCAGTCTTGCCGATCATTGCGTAGAACTCGGCGGTGGCCGCCGTTGCGCGGATGGTCAGGGCAATGTTGCCTTCGACTCGCGCTTGCATCAGTGGGTGCATTTGCATGGCTGATCCCTCGGTGTGGGGTGCGTGTATTCGTCAGCACTCGGCCGGTCTGCTGGTTGCCGTTGGGCGCAGGGGAGAGTGCTGACGAGTAAAGGCAGGCGTAAAAAAGCCCGATCGGAACCGGGCTTTACCACTTATGTTTCGAGCCTACTGAGCCATGAGGGCCGGGTAGGTATCTGAAGTTCACATGGCTGCCAATCCTCCGTGCCGGGTTAGTTGGTGAGTGCAGGTGGCCGGTATAAGCCGGGGCTTCGTCCGCATCCCGCTGCCCACTCAGTGAATGGGCAGAAGTGATGCGTGCCGGTCAGAACGGTTTTTCGTCAAGCGCCGCGTTGCCTTTATCGGTGAGGGTCACCTTCCCGGCGGCAACATGAGCGAAGCCTTCACGCTCAAGATCTGCCCAGAGCCTCGGGCCGACCGGCTCGTGGTCTTCGTTAAAGTGATCCAGCGTTGCGTTACCGGCGGTATTGCGAATGTACTGAGCTGCTGTTTTGAGGATTGGCGTCACTTCTCTTTCTCCTTGCCTACCATCAGAACCATCAAGAGCAACGCGACCAGCACCAGGTCGCCAACCATTGAGAGGATCCGGCTTGCTGAGTCGACGAAGACGACACCGCCAGCGAGCCCGTAGGCTGCCAGCGAGCGCGCTTTGTTGCTGAACCTGCCGAACATGACTACAGGTAGTCTTTGAGGTTGAGGTTCATGATCTTGGCGGCCTTTTCCAGCACTGCCATTTCTGCTGGTTCGATCTCGCCGTCGGCTTCTGCCACGGTGAGCATGAAGTTCAGGACGGTGGCCGCGTCGTCGACGCTGTGGGCCAGGTCCTTCAGTTCCTTTTCGGCGTTCTGGCGGATGATGCGGGGGCCACCGTCGTTGAAGTCGGCCTTGGCGCGGTCGATGGTATTGCTCAGCTCGGCGCCGAAGCCTTTCAGGGCGGCCGAGTTGTTGATCAGCTTCTCGATCTTTTCGAGCTCTTCCTTTTCGATGTCGCCATCAGCGGAAGCGACATAGAACACGCCGTAGACCGAAGCCTGCATCAGATCGCGGTTGGTCATCACGGCCAGGGCCTGACGGGCTTCGCCGGATTTCTTGCCAAACAGTTTGCCGAACATGGTGATTCCTCTGGGTTGGGGTTGCATCCCGATGCACCCTGTTGCCAAGGTGCAGCAGTGATGCTGTCCATCAGCGGCGCGGTGCGTCTCGCTGAGGTCCACCCGGTGCCGGCCCGGCCACATCGGCGGCACTCAAGCCCGGCCCGAGAATCTTGATGCGGCCCTCGTCGAACCACTCCGACTTCTGCACCTCGTTAATGCCCTGGCGGATCGGAGGCGACAGGCAGTACTGATCGCAACCAGTGAGGTACTGTGCGCGGCCGATGATGGTTCCGTAGAAGCCGGTGATCTTGTCTTCTGCTTTCTGTCCGAGTTCGATCATGATTTTTCCTTTCTGGTTGAGTTATGCGGCTTCAAGCGTTTCGGAGCGGCGGGTGATTCGTATCTGGGCAATCCGAACCGAAGGTGGTCGACGGTCACGGCGAGCGGGTTCGACTGACTGGATGTTTGCTACGGCGTTCATGGCCATGAGCGCAGCCAGAACAAAGCACATCGGGGAGATGATCTGCCGGCGCATTGCCTCGGCGACCAGGGCGGCCCGGCGGGTTACGCCGAGCTTGAACATTGCGTTGGTGAGGCGTTTCGCAACGGTGCTCGGCGCTATGCCGGCTTCCCGTGCTATTTCCTTCGCGGTCAGCCCCAAGGCAACCCACAACAGGAACTGAAGCTCTCGCGGCGCCAGGCCGCGTCCGAGGTGACCCTTCCATGCGCCATTTGAGATTTCAGTTTCCATAGTTGTTACTCCCGGTAGTTTTCCCAATTCCTGTTGTCGCCAGGCTTCACTAACTGAGGTGCTGAATACGTCGATCGAGCACTCTTCGTTCAGGGCGAAACGCCTGATCGTCGATCATTGAGTGAATGGCTATCACCGCAAGCACGACACAGACCGGGCAAATGATCTGACGCTTCATAGCCTCTGCAATCATTGCTGACTGCCTGTGTACGCCGAGCTTGAACATCACACTGGAAAGCCTTTTGGCTACGCTGCTTGGGGCAAGCCCGAAGTCCTTTGCGATTTCTTTTGCCGTAAGTCCCTGGGCAACCAAAAGAAGGAATTGAATTTCTCGGGGCGCTAATCCACGACCGAGAAACCCTTGCCAATCGCCGCTGATGATTGTCTCTGCCATCGTCGTGACTCCCGGTTGTTTTCCCAATGCACCCGTCCAACCAGGTGCATCAGTGAAACTTTCCGCGTCCCTTCGGCGCTGCTGGCGCGGTACGGGCTCGTTCAAGTTGTTTGTCCGACCGCGACTCAGTCCGCCGGATAACTGTTTGCGGTGCTTTACGCTGCACACCCGGGTCAGTTGCCAACCCTCTGAACCGTTGAGGCCGGTTCATCGCTGCCTTCCATCTGGCCGGTTGTTATCCGGCGATGAACAAACAATACGTTTGCGAATTAAAACGGTCAACACTTTTTAATGCGAAAGCGAATAGATTTTTGTGGGGATGAAAAAAATCCCCGCTTGTCGGCGGGGATATTGGATTGGAGGATGGGGGCAGACTGTGGCGTTAGGCCGCTACAAAAACGAGGTGGGGTACTTCACGTCGACCACGCGGCCGATGATTTCTACCGATTCATCCATTACGAGCATCTGGTAATCCGGATTAAGCGGCTTCAAGTACTCGACTCCAGCATCACGCACGTACTGCTTCAAAGTCTTCTCGCCATCGGTCCGAAGCCTTGCAATATAGAACTTACCACTGACCAGATCGAACCCTTCAGGCTTGATCAACACTCGCATACCTGGCGTAAAACCATTCCCTTGAACGGGGGTCATGGAGTCACCCTGGACCTCAAGCCAATAGCCGTTCGGCCCAGCATTTACGTCAGATGCGATCCTTTCGTACGGCTGTCCATTATCGCAAGACTCCGTCCACACACCAGCAGCTACCCAGCTAATCAAAGGATACTCCTTGGCTTCCTTGTAGGGTTGCGCAACAGATAGCACATTCCCGTGAGCAGGACCAAACAGCAACCATTCAGGTGTGACGCTAAGCGCGCGGGCGAGCTTTTCAAGTGTGGCCTTTCTTGGCGTACTGCTATCACCGTTCAAAATTCGATGAATCGTTGGCTGGGGCACGCCCGAACGGCGTCCAAGCTCGTTTTCCGATAGATCCTTTTCCAGCATTTTTGTGCGCAGCCGCACTGCGATCGTCATTTGTTCGACCCGGCGTATTAAAGGAGGTCGAAGTGTATTGCCTGTTGTAATTCGGTTGCGTATTATCGCAGATATTACAAATCGCATTGGTAGGCCCTTATGACCATTACAGAAATGCTGGCCGAGTTGGCGCAGCACGGCTGGAGCCAGGCTCGAATCGCCGAACAATGCAAGACGACTCAGCCGACCATTTTCAGAATCACGAAAGGCGGAGGTGCCCGTTACGAAGTGGGTACGGCCATCGTGGCCCTTCATAAGAAGGTTCTGAAGGCCAAAAAGACCGCTGCGTAAATCGTCTCCCAGCCGTTTATTCGCCCGATGATGTGGCAATTATCAACGCTGGCGAAGTAAACCGAAAGTGAATTGCTTTAGCTGTTAATTCATCCAGTACAAAAAACGAAGACGAAAAAAAGCCGGTGGCTAGACCGGCTTCTTAAACAGCAACAACTTGAGGGGCCATTATGAACACGATCGTCGCTCCAAGCAACACGGTCACTATGTCGAGTCGGGAGATCGCCGATCTCACCGGCAAGCAGCACAAGGACGTCATCCGAGACATCCGCGTGATGCGCAAGGCGCTGGCCGACGATGGCGCAGATCTGCGCCATCTCCAAGAGGCCAAGGATGGGCGAGGTTACACCGCCGAATTCCACCTTGACCGCGTCCTAACTGAAACCCTATTGACCGGCTATAGCATCCCGCTTCGTCATCGTGTCGTGACACGTCTGGGTGAACTGGAAAACGTGTCACGACATGTTGTCACGATTCCGCAATCCCTTCCCGAAGCCCTCCGACTTGCCGCTGATTTGGCAGATAAGAACGGGGAGCTGCAGCGACTGATCTCTGACCAAGCCCCGAAGGTCGCTGCTATCAAGCGTCTCGCGGCAGCCGGCGGCGCGATCTGCATCACTGATGCCGCCAAGCAGCTTGGTATCGCTCCGTCTCGATTGTTTGCTTGGCTGGAGCAGCACCGATGGATCTATCGCCGACATGGCTGCAAGCGCTGGATTGCTTACCAGCCCCGCATTAGCTCTGGGCATATGAATCACAAGGTCACCGCTTTGAAGCCCGATCCTGAAACGGGCATTGAGCGAGCCGCATTCGATCCCATGGTTACCCCGAAGGGCCTTACACGTCTCGCAGAACTAATGCAGGAGGCCGCGTAATGGCCGGCGACTGGATCAAATTTGAACTCACCACCCTGGACAAGCCCGAGGTCTGCCAGATCGCCGACCTGGCCGATATCGACCCTGACGCCGTTGTCGGCAAGTTGATGCGTGTGTGGGGATGGTTCGACCAACAAACCGAAAACGGTAACGCTCCGAGCGTTAGTAAAAAGTTACTCGACCGTCTTGTTGGCGTTATCGGTTTCTGCGAGCACATGAAGTCGGTCTCCTGGATGATCGAACTCGATGGCGTGATCAGCCTTCCGCATTTCGACCGACACAACGGGAAGACCGCTAAAAACAGGCTTCTCACGGCAAAACGAGTGGCTAACCACAAAGCGAGTAACGGTAAAACTAACGCTTCGAACGTTAGCGGCGCGTTACCTAAAGAAGATGTAGAGAAGAATAAAGAACCTCTCTCTGCGTCTGAGCCCGTCGACCCTCGCATGCCCAGCGAAATGACCCTCGATTGGGTGCCGGATCAAACTCTTCTGAAAACCTACGCTTTGCACCGCGGGCTATCGCTTGATCTGTTCACCGAGGAAGTTCGTATCGCATTCACTGCTCACTACGAACCTCAGCACCAGGTCAACACCCAGGCTGAATGGGTGGGCATGTTGGTTAAATGGGTCAACAACGACAAGGTCCGTGCTGCTGCCTCGAACGTGAAGCAGTTTCCCCTGCGATCAGCATCGGGCCCAGACTTCGATGATCGTGGTTGGGGCGATGATATGGGCGGTGCCCTATGAGCCGGCCGAAGGCACCAATGAGCGCTGCGAAATTGCTGGATGCTGTGGGGGCAAAAGACGATATCCGGAGCGCGGTCGGCTCATATCAACCACCAGCGCTACCGACTATCCCGAAGACGCTGCCACCCGGAACTGTCGATGTCGTCAACGCGCTGTTCAAAGAGCTGCAGGCCATCTTTCCCGCCTGGAAGCAGGCCTGGCCCAACGACGTCGCTCTGGGCGCTGCGAAGCGTAGCTGGACCAAGGCGTTCATCGTCGCGGGCATTAATCAGATCGAGCAGATCCGTTTTGGCATTGAGCGATGCCGGGCTCTGGGAACGGACTTCATGCCGAGCGTGGGTAAGTTCGTCACGCTGTGCCAGCCGACACCGGAAATGCTTGGCATTCCTTCTCACGACAAGGCTTTCCGCGAAGCGTTGCTGAATCTGCATCCGGCACGAATCACTTCGCGGGAGTGGTCGCACCCCGCTGTGCGTCACGCAGCGCTCCAGTGCGAGATGCACAACCTCGCAGACCTGATCTCGGAGAAAGCCAGCAAGGTTTTCGACAGGGCCTACGACATCACCATCCGCATGCTGATGAACGGCCAGCCCCTGGAGGATATCGCCGTGGGTATCGGTCACGACTCACAGAAACCTGAGTCGCAACTGGCTCAAGAATATGGCGATGCACGCTTCCTGGCGACGATGGCCCGTCAGTCGATTCCGGCGAATGGGCAGGAGGCCAGACAGCAACTATTGGAGCGTTTCGGTAAGCGCAAAACTGCTCTTGAGGCTCGCGCACATGGCTGATTCCCGTCTCGCTCCGACTAATCCCGCCGAATACCGCTTCGCCGTGCATTGCTGCGGCTACAAATTGGACCTCACTGACAAGCCAGATCGGGCCGTTGGGCTGTTCGAGCATCGCGCCATTGCTCAGCAGTTCGGCCGCCTGATGTGGCCCAACACTTTCGAAATTATCGACGTCATCACCGGGGAGAAGGTATGAGCGCCTACCTGAACGACATCCTGATTCATCTGTTCATCGTTTTCATGCTGATCGCCGCCGGTGGCGTCTTGTGGGGTATCCGCCGCCTTGAGCGCCGTGCCCGCGTCGCGCGGGGGGATCGTCCATGAAGGCAGCTACCATGAAGTTGTTCAAGCCCAAGCCCATCCGCGCCAAGTCCATCGACCGCGAAGGACTTGAGCAGGCAGCGCTGATGGCCGAGCTCCGCGCCCGCATGCCGGCTGTTGCCGACCTGGTCTATCACGTCCCGAACGGAGGGCACCGTCACAAGGCGGTGGCCGCGAAGCTGAAACAGCAAGGCGTGGTGGCCGGTATCCCTGACCTGGTGCTGACAATGGCGCGAGGCGGGTATTTCGGTCTGTACATCGAATTCAAGGCCACGCCGCCGAACGACGCCGCGATCTCGGCGAGCCAGCATGAGCGCATTCGCAAACTGAACGAGCAGGGATATCTCGCCGTTGTCTGTCGTGGCCACTTCGATGCGATGGAGCAGATCCGCGCTTACCTTCGGCTCGCTCCCACAGTGGTGGCCGCATGAATCATCAATTCAAGTCTGGTGATCTGGCAATCATTGTCGGCGCCAACTCGCTGACACAGAATATCGGCAAGCAGTGCCAGCTTCGCGAATTCGTGAAGAGTGGTGACTGCTACGTGGCGCCGAATGGTGTGGTGTATCGGCACGATGATGTCCCCTGCTGGACGCTTGTCGGTGACGGTCTCGTCGCGGTCGTCGAGGATGAAGTAGTGCAACTTGGCTTTGGTGTCCACGAGCCGCGCCACCTGATGCCGTTGCGCGACGACTTCGCTCCCACAGGGCAGAAGTCCAAGGCGGTACCAGCATGACCAGCGCCGCAGTGAAGATCACCGACACCGAAATCAAGCGCCAGGCCGCTGGCACCGTGCGTGACCTGCGAGACATAGAGAACCGTGGCCTATACCTGCGTTTCACCCGCGATCGCGCCCGGGCTTCGTGGTACCTGGTGCTTAAGGGGAAATGGAACCTCGTCGGTAGCTTCCCTGAGTTGACGGCAAAGCAAGTCGTTGCAGCGTTGCCCGGCATTCGCCTGCGCCTCGATGCCGGTGCGGGGTCCAACCTGTCGAAGTGGATCACCACAGGCGAGTTGCTGGACTGGTACGCCGACCGGATGGCCCGCGACCGTAGCCTGTCGAGCAAGCGTAAGAAGACCGGCGCCTCCCTGATCAAATGCCACCTCAAGCCGTTGCTGGGTGCTGTGCCGTTGGCGTCGATCAACAAAGCCACGCTGGACGACAAGTTCATGTGGCCGGCTCAGGAGTCCATCGGCATCGATTACGTGCGTTCCGCGTTCCAGTTGCTGGCTCTGGCCCTCCGTCAGGCGTTCAAGCTTCGCCTGATCGCGGTCAACCCGATGAAGGACGTCAAGTTCAGCGACTTCTCCAAGGCCAAGGTCGGCGTGAAGCCGTCACGCCTGCGGGTGACGCAGCTGCAGGACCTGATAGCCCTTCTGCGGGATGCACTGACCAGCGCGCCGGCTGATGCCATGCTCGCCCTGATGATGCTCTGCCACGGCACGCGCATCGGCGAGACCCGGCAGGCTCAGTGGTCGCACATCAGCCTGGCCGAGCGGGAGTGGTTCATTCCGGCCGAGCACACCAAGACCGGCGTCGAGCATCACCTGCCACTGACCGACCAAGTCCGACAGCTGCTGATGACCTATCGCGAAACCCAGTGGGCGAACGGCTACGACGGTCAGTTCCTGTTCCCGGCACGCAACGGCAAGGCGCTTAGCGAAGGCCAAGCCAGCGCCGTGTTCACCCGACTGGGGCAGGGCGAGTGGACCAGTCATGACCTGCGCAAGGTGGCCCGCACAGGCTGGGCAGACATCGGTGTCGACCATCTCATCGGTGAGCTGCTGATCAATCACGCCATGGGTCACAACGTGAAGGTGTACATCCAGTCCGACGTGATGAGCCGCAAGCGTGAGGCGCTGGATCGGTGGTGTGCGTATCTAGATGCGAAGGGATTCAAGCGTATTCACGCGTTGACCGGCTTTAGATCGGGAGATTCTGGTAATGCCCCGGAAGCCGCAGACGATAAGGCCTGCAAGGCTATTCAAGAAACAACCATAGGCGAGGTTTAAAAATGGATCAAACAGCACAGAACACCCTCGTCGCCGGAATCGATGTGGCGGAGGATCGAGTCGAAATCGCGGTGTTTCGTTGGGCGCAGATCGGTCATACCGCCTTCTATATGGGCGTCCTCTCCAGAAAACTTGGCTGGATAGGTCCTCGTTCCGTTCGACCTTCCACGTCTCGTCCTTGGCTGCGGCAAAAGAAGGGGAGGGCTGCGAATTGAACAAGAGCCACGGTCCGGCTTTTCGCCGAGAAGCGAAGCCACTCATGGTGTGCGGGATCTGCCGTGGTGCCACAGTCGTCAGCGGTGTTTTCCATCAGCTGGATTGCATCCAGTGCAATGCCTCGGGTTGGGTCTGCGCCACTACTGGCGAGGCGATTCCTCTGCCCGACCTGGTGCAGCAACTCAGTTTGAAGCTGCGCAACATGACCGCCGAGTTAGCCAGGGCAAAGCAGGCACAGGGCGGTGCCCACGAACAATACGAACAGAACAACCGCCGTGGCCCTGGTGCCACCAACTTAACAGGGGATTGAACCATGGCCTTCACACCAACATTTAAAGAACGTGCCGCCGAGGACCTGCTGGAGCATTGGGGCCGCTGGGTCGTGCTGGGTTCGGGTGTGTCCTGCTGCGCCTCTCGCGAGAACACGGTCCTGTCGCCGATGATCACCGATGATGACGCACTGATGATTGACGGTCTGATGGGCCGCCTGCTGAAGCGCTACCCGGAATGCGGCCAGGTGCTCATGCGGTACTACACCAGCCGAGACACGTCGCTGATGGAAGTCGGCAAGAAGATGAAGTTCGGCGAAGAGAAGACCCGGCAGCTCTGGAAGGCCGGCGTGGCTTGGATCGATGGTGCGCTCGATATTCGTCGAGAGGCTGCTTGACAAGGCCGGGGGCGAACTATAGATTTCAGTTACTTTGCGGTTTTTCCGCGAGCAAAGCCCGACTCTGAAGTTGGGCTTTTTGCTTTCTACAGTTCATAGAGCCTCGGCATTAGCCGGGGCTTTTTCGTTTTCAGCTCCACCACACCCATTGCTCCGAGCTGGGAGTGCTGTTGGAGTTGATTCAAAATCCGCAGGCGAAAGACTGATAGGCCCTCCTGCTCACTACCCGAGGAAACATCATGTCTCCAGTAATGCGCTGCAAAATGGTCTGCCACGAAGTCACGCATGTCCGTCACGCCAATCAAGAGCGCGACGATCCATTGTGTGATGTCCGATTCAGCGCGGTGTGTGCTCTTCCAAAGGATCCGCCTGGTGAAAACGCTGTATTCGGCAAATTCACTCCTGTCGCCGAGTACAAGGCCAAGATCGTGAAGTCCGTGGCCGACAAGCTCGAACCGGGCAAGACGTACTACATCGATTTCACGCTGGCAGAATAAATTCTCCAGTTCCAACGCCTCGGCACTGCTGGGGCTTTTGTTTTGGGCAGTTGCCCAGGCCAACGCAGGCCTTTTTCTTCAGTCATGCATACCGGAGTCGAGCGCATGGATTTTCTGCATCTCCTGCGCGAGAAAGCCGAGTGGTTAGTTGCCGGCTTGATTGGCGCGATCGTCGCGAGCTGGTGGCACAAGGACGACCTTACTGATTTGCGGGCTTGGGCGATCTTCTTGGTCACCGGCGTGGCTTGCTCGCTGTACCTGACAGGCATGGTCAGCGCATACCTCGGTGTTACTGAGCCGAGCATCGTCGCCGGCATCGGCTTTCTACTTGGCACCTTCGGCGGTTCACTTCTGGCGGCAATCAACCGCGCCATCAAAGCCGCGGACCTCTGGGCGATCATCCGACAGCGGTTCGGCGGGGGTAATCCACCATGAATTACGAACTGCTCAACTCCATTGCGTGTGGACTGATCGCGCTATGGGCAACCTGGTGCGTGCTGAGCGGGAAGGTGAGGGATGGCATCCTTGGGAAGCTGATCTATTCCGCGATCGCCATCAGTGGCTTCGTGGTGATGACGCGCAGCCAGAACATCTTCTTCGGCCCAACCACTGCCGGACTGACACTGCATGTGTCACTGGCCCTGGCTGGTGTGCGGCATATCTTCATGGTCACCTGGTGGCTGGTGGTGAAAGCCTGGCTTTGCCGCACGCTCAATTGCGAGCACTGCATGGGTTGCGATAAACCCCCAACCGAGAAGGGTGATCGCCAGAAGCATAGGTGATGACAAATGCTTAAGATCGACGCCCGTACCAATGTGGAGGAGCTTTCGAAGGCTCTGCGCACACTGGGTAGCAAGCAGATACCTTTCGCCTTCGCCCTGATGGCCACACGCCTGGCCATGCTCGTTAAGCAGGGTGAGCTCTCAGTGATGAGGGCTCGCCTTGATAGGCCGACAGCCACCACGATGAACAGCCTCTATGTAAAGGCCGCCAAGAAGGGCAACCCTGAGGCGCGGGCTTTCTTCAAGGATGCGTGGACATCGGGTGTGCCTGCTGACACTTACCTGCAACAGCAGGTTAAGGGCGGCCGGCGACCACATAAGCGCTTCGAGAAAGCATTGATCTCTCGCGGCATCATGAAGCCAGGGCAGTACGCAATCCCGGCAGCATCAGCACTCAATCAATTCGGTAACGTACCGCGTGGCACGATCATGAAGATCCTGTCGGGCTTGGGTGCGGCCGAGACTGTTAGTGGTGTGCAGGCCAACGCCACGGGCAGCAAGCGCAGCAAGCGCAAGGGCAACGCCCAGAAGTATTTCGCAGGTGATGTCGACGGTACCCAAGGAATCTGGGAGAGGAAGAAGACCGCGTTCGGTGATGCTGTTCGCCCGGTCTTCATCTTCAGTGAGGGCGAGCCTGGCTACCGAGTGATCGTTCCTTTCTACAAGATCGCAGACAACATCGTGAAGGCGAACCGAGCGAAGGAATTCGCCAGCGCGATGGATCAGGCACTGTCGACAGCCCGGGGCTGACGGGCAGGGCAGGGGGTACCCCCCCCTTTGGGTCCTTCCCGGGGCCCCAACCCCTTGCGGGTAATTCGGGCCCCGCCCATCAAACATGTATGACCTTTTTTCAGAGGTTGGTTGTTGTTTAATCATGGCCAAAAACGAAACAACCAAACAGCGCGGGTGGTTGAATAAATCCGAGATGGCGTCGAGCCTCGGGATTTCCCCGCAAGCCTTTGACAAATGGGGAGTTGCGCCTGTCGCACGCATAGGTCGCGAGGCGTTTTATACCGTGCAGAACGTGGTCGAAAACCGCGTTGAACACGCGCAACGGAAACACCAACCTGCGGGTGAGGGAACAGAAGGTGTCGATCCGATGATCGAGTACAAGCTGCTCGAAGAGCGCCGCGGTCTCACCGCCGCGCAAAGGATCGCCCAGGAAAAGAAGAACCTGGTCCTGGACAAGCAGCTCGTGCCAGTCCCGTTCGCCACATTCGCTCTCGCCAAAATTGCCGCACAGATTGGCTCAAAACTGGACACTGTCGGCAAGACCGTCACTCGGCGTCACCCAGAGGTTGACCCTCGAATCATCGAGTCGGTGGAGCGGGAGATCGCGCTTGCTCGAAATATTGCCGCCAGCTTTGGTGAGCAACTTCCGGAATTATTAGATGAGTACGTTGAGTCCATGGCTGAATGATCTTCGCAAGTCGATCAAGCTAGGACTTCAGGCGCTCTACAAAGAACCACCGCAAACCGCCGTCGAATGGGCGGATGCCAATTTCTACATGTCCGCCGAGTCCTCCTACAACGAGGGCAAATGGACGACCGAGCCGTTTCAGGTGGCGATCCTGAACAGCATGGGCAACGACCTGATCAACGTCGTCAACTTCATCAAGTCGGCGCGGATCGGTTACACCAAGCTGTTGATGGCGAACATCGGTTACAAAATTCAGCACAAGCGCCGCAACGTGATGATGTGGAGCCCGACTGACCCGGACGCCGAGGACATCAGCAAAAGCCACGTCAACGGGATGATCCGTGACGTGCCGGTGCTGGGCGACCTCGCTCCGTGGTTCGGCCGCAAGCACAGCGACAACACCTTGGACCAGAAGATATTCGCGAACCGGCGAACCCTCTGGATTCGCGGCGGTAAAGCCTCGCGTAACTATCGTGAGAAATCCGCCGACGAGGTGATCTACGACGAGCTTTCAAACTTCGACGAAAGCGTTGAAGGCGAAGGCGCGCCGATCACCCTGGGCGACAAGCGACTGAACGGCGCGATCTACCCGAAGTCGATTCGTGGCTCAACGCCCAAGCGTGTCGGCTCCTGCCAGATCACCAAGGCCGTTGAAGAGTCGCCATACCTGCTCAAGTTTCATATCGATTGCCCGCACTGCCGACAGGAGCAGACGCTCAAGTGGGGCGGAAAGGATTGCGAGTTTGGCCTGAAGTGGGAAAAGAATGCACTCGGTGAGGCCGAGAAAGCCTGGTACGTGTGCGAGCACGCTGCCTGCATCATCTGGCACAACGAGATGGTCGAGTCGTCCAAGACCGGCCGCTGGGTTTGCGAGCACACGGGCATCTGGACCCGCGATGGCATGGACTGGTTTGGTGTTGATGGTGAAATCATCCGCACCCCGCGCTCCGTCAGCTTCAGCATCTGGGCGATCTACAGCACCTGGAGCACGTGGCTCAGCCTGGCCGAAGAATGGCTGAAGGTGAAAGGCGACGTCTCGAAGCTGATCACCTTTATCAACACCACCCGCGGCGAAACGTGGGACGACGACCAGGGCGAAAAGCTCGACTCCGAAGTTCTGTACGGGCGCCGCGAAGTTTATCCGCAGGTGCCGGCACTTGGCCTGGTGCTCGTAGGCGGCATCGATACTCAAGACGACCGTTTCGAGGGCCGCGTCTGGGCGTTCGGCCCGGGCGAGGAAGCGTGGTTGGTTCATCGCTTCATTCTGATGGGCGACCCTGCCAGCGAAGAACTCCGCCGTAAGGTGGGGCTTGAGCTGCACCGGCAATTCACCCGCGTGGACGGCATCGTCATGAAGGTTGAGCGCTGGACGTGGGACGCCGGCGGCCACTATGCCGACGAGGTCTACGCCGAAAGCCGCAAGCACGGCGTGCACTGGGTCGTGCCGATCCGTGGTGCCACCATCTACGGCAAGCCGATCGCGAACTTCCCGCGCACGAAGAACAAGGTGCACAAGGTCTTCCTCACCGAGGTCGGTACCGACAACGCCAAAGAGCTGCTTTACAGCCGCATGGGTTTGCCGGTCGATACGGCGGCGTCGCAGGCGGGTGTGTCTCAGCCTGGGGTTGTTCACCTTCCGGCCAACGACGTGATCTGCGATGAGTCGGAGGTCAAGCAGCTCACCTCCGAAAAGAAAAAAGCGGCCATCTCCAAAGGCAAGCGCGTGATGCGTTGGGACAGCGGTGGCCGCCGAAACGAGGCGCTCGATTGCTTCGTGTACGCGCTTGCCGCGCTGCGCATCTGCCAGCAACGGTTCGGGCTTGATCTCGATCTGCTGGTTGCTGCGGTCACTGGCGGCAATGAACCGGACGCGGAAGAACGACCGCGGAAGAAATCCACATTCTGGTAGTGAGACTTATGGCTTTCACAATCGAGCAGTACCAGGCCTTGCAGGCGGCCATCGCCGAAGGCGCGCTGTCCGTCCGCTATGCCGACAAAAGCGTCACCTACCGGTCGCTCGACGAGATGATCCGGATTCTAAAACTGATGGCCGGTGAACTCGGCCTGAATGCAAACAACGACGGCGGTCGCCGCTACACCTCATTCTCGAAAGGATATTACCCATGAGCATGCTCGATAGCCTGTTCCCTGGGTATGCCGCGAAACGATCGGACGCACGCCTGAAAAAGCTGCGCACCGAGATGACAATGGACATGCTGAAGCGCCGGTTCGAGGGCGCGGCAGGCGGCCGAAGAAATGATAGATGGCGCGCCACTGGTGCAGATGCAAACGCCGAGAACGCCCCGGCTCTAGCGAAGCTTAGGAATCGTGCCCGCGAACAACGTCGGAACAACCCATTCGCCGAGCGAGCAATCACTGGCATCGCAGACAACACGGTTGGTGCCGGGATCGTTCCATTGCCATTGGCGAAGCGCGATCGTGATGCCCTGAAGCTGGTGGATCTTTGGAAGGCTTGGGCCGAGACGACCGCTTGCGATGCGGACGGGTTGGAGAATTTTTACGGCCTGCAACACATGATCATGGAGGCAATCACTGAAAGCGGTGAGTGCCTCATTCGGCGCAGGCGCCGTTTCAGTTCAGACGGTCTGCCTGTTCCAGTCCAGCTGCAAGTTTTGGAAGCTGACTTTCTCGATGAAAGCAAGGCGATGGTCCTTGGTCTGAATGAAGTCATTCAGGGTGTCGAGTTCGATGCTCTTGGTCGACGGGTCGCCTACTGGTTGTTCGATAGACACCCTGGCTCGAACGCGGCATGGGGCTCGCTGCAGTCGTCGCGCGTGCCAGCCGAAGACGTGATTCATGTGTTCTTCCGGAAGCGGCCAGGTCAGGCGCGGGGTTACACCTGGCTGGCTCCTGTAATTCAGCGCATGAGCAAGTTCGACGAGATGGAAGATGCCGTCATGGAGCAGGCGAAGATCGCCGCCTGCTTCGCTGGGTTCATTACCAAGGACCCTGAAAATAGCCCTGCAGGCTCCAATAAACGACCGCCTCTCATTGATCGCATGGAGCCAGGGATGCTTCAGGAGTTGTCGCTCGGCGAGTCGGTCAGCTTCGGCACTCCACCAACCTTCAACGGTTACACGCCTTATTCCTGGCAAGCGCTACATGCCATCGCCGTCGGCTTGGGCGTCCCTTACGAACTGCTGACCGGCGACCTCAAGGGCGTGAACTTCTCTAGCGGTCGAATGGGTTGGCTGAACTTCGCTCGCCGTGTCGATGTTTGGCAGTGGCGAATGCTGATCCCTCAGCTCTGTGATCAGGTCTGGCGTTGGTTCATGGAGGCTCAGGTGCTTTTGCCTGGCGGGGTAATGGATGACGTCAAGGCTTACTGGGTTCCGCCTCGCCGCGACATGGTCGACCCGAAGTCCGAAACCGAAAACGTCATAACCCGCGTGCGCAACGGTCTGACCACGTGGCCGGATGCTTTGCGCGAACTGGGCATCACAGACCCGAAGCGACATGCAGAGCAAATCAAGAAAGCGAACGACATGATCGACGAATACGGCCTGGTCCTGGATTGCGACCCGCGCCGAGTCGCGGCCGCCGGCTCACCAAGTCAGCCGCCACCAACCGAAGAGAAACCAGACGATGCCAACTCCGAATCAGGCGACGACCAACAAGACGCATGAAACGCCAATGCTCAGCCTGCGCGCCGCCGTGCGTGAAGGCTCGGTTGACGTTGAGCAGCGCACCGTTGAACTCACCTGGACCACTGGCTCGAAAGGCCGCCGCTGGTCCTGGGACATCGGCAGTTATATGGAGGAGCTCGAGGTCAGCGCCAAAGCGCTCCGACTCGACCGCCTGAACAACGGCGCGCCATTCTTGAATGCTCATAGCTCGTACGAACTCTCCGACGTCATTGGCGTTGTGGAGAAGGCATGGCTCGAAGGCGAAGAGGGCCGTGCCCTTGTCCGCTTCAGCCAGCGTGAGGATGTCGAGGGCATCTTCCGTGACGTGCAAGACGGGATCCTGAGAAACATCAGTGTTGGCTATGCCGTCCACCGTTACGAAGTTGTGGAAGAGGAAGACGACAAGCTTCCGACCTATCGCGCGGTGGATTGGGAGCCACTGGAACTCTCGTTGGTTCCGATCGGCTTTGATGACGGCGCCAAGATCCGCAGCGCCCAAACTGCCGCTGACTACAAGGGCCAACGCTTCAACACCATTTTCGAAGTTCGCGAGGCGCAAAAGCCTCTCGACCAACCGGCCGCCGTGGCCAACACCACCGAGGAAAACCCGATGACTGAAGAAGAAAAGCGCGCGGCCGAGGAGTTGATCCGTCGCGAAGCCGCTGATGCCGAGCGTAAGCGCAGCCTGACCATTCGCCAGATGGCGAAGAAGGTTGGTCTGGGTGAGGATGTCGCAGAAGATCTGGTGGCTCGTGGCGTCTCGATCGCTGATGCCAGCATTGCTTTGATCGACAAAGCTGCCGAGAACCAAGGTAAGGATCAACCTGAAACGCGAAACAGCCAAGCGACGGTGGTTGGTGGTCTGGATCAGTCGGTGATTACTGCGAAGCGCGAGGCGATGCAGAATGCTTTGCTCAACCGTTGCAACCCGACCATCGCGCTGATCGAAGGCGCTCGGGAGTTCCGCGGCATGCGCTTGCTCGATCTCGCGCGTGAGTGCGTGGAAACTGTCGGCGGCAATGCACGCGGCATGCTCCCTCAAGAAGTGGCCCGCGCAGCTCTGGGTTG